ATGTAAGGCATTTTCCCATGATACGTATCAACAAATGATTCGCCTATAAAATCACTTATTTCACTTATGTTCGTATATCCAAATTTTACTTGCAAAGCTTCAATAACTACTGGTTTCTTCCGATACTTTTTAGGCATGCTCATTCTCCCATCTAAATGTTAGTCGCTATTTAACCGATAGCTCGAAGATACTGGACCACCTATCCTTTCCTGCGAGGGCGCATGAATGTATGTGTAAACCAATGTGAATTTCTGACCTGTTGTTTAGGTATCACTTGCACTACTAATTCAGTGGCGATGAATTGCTCGTGATTATGAAATAATAGTGTATTAGGGTTTCCACGACTTGCAGCTACAATCGCTTTTACTAGCAACGCTAAGCAACCTATAGTAAATAAAAATAATGTAAACCACGCTAAGTAAACCATTCTCTCACCACCTTTTTTACATAATAAAAAGCACTCAACCGTTTTGCTTGGTTAGGTGCTTCATTCGATAACAACTATTGACTTTATTTCGTTTTCTCCAATGGTGATTTCTGGTTCCCCTTCAGGTATAAAGCTAAGTTCATCATAATCATTTTCGGTATCTTCTTGATTTACAAAATCTCGAACAAACCCTGTCATAGTATCGCCGTCAGTGAATACTACTTTCACTTTCTTTTGTGTATATTTCCAAAGTTCCAATTAAATCACTCCTCATCTACTAAAGTAGGAACTATATGAGTCCCTGTTTTACTGTAGTGTATATAAAAAGCTTTTGTAGGTGTTTCTACTCCTGTACCCTGGTTCACATGAATACCGATAACAGATGAGCTTATTATTAATTCTTTATTGTCCCAAGTTCCGTTTTTCTTTAAAGAAATACTACCAGAGCCCGAATACTTTTTCACTAAATCATTCGTCTCTTCAAAAGAAATATTTAGATAACTTGGTTTTGGCAATCCTTTAGATTTATTTCTTTCAATGTATTCAGCATACCTCTTATGTTTCGGGTTATGATTATCATAGCGATTTTTACTATGATCAAGTTTATACTTACCATTTCTTATATCATTTCTAATTTCTTCTTTTACTTTTTCTTGCTTCTCTTTTTCTTTACGTGCAGCCTGTTCTTTTGGTTTCACTACACTTTCATTATACCATTCTTTGTAAGTCATATTCGCAGGGACGTGATATGTCTTGCCATCATTTCCTCGAGCAATACGTTGGCTATTATCATCTTCAAAATATGGTGCAGTTGTTGTTCTGCATCTTGGATGAAATGGATTAGCAGTAACACCAGGTTCGAAATCACTTAACTTAAATACTTTCCCATCCATAGACTGACAAACATCACTTGTCCTACTGTCTAGTGTTGCAATGATTTCATACTGTTCTACATCTAATGTTTTAAATGCATCCTTTTGAGCGGAAGCACTAAAAAACGCCGACTCAGTCATGACAAGACGAGTAGCGTTGGAGCGAGATGTATTCATTTTGTTTTGAATGACCGAAATCATCCTTTGTGGTGATTCACCACGAACTATGGACTGAATCAATTCCGTGTGTAGTGTATCTAACAATAAGTTTTTATCTCGCCATATCTTTCCACTAAATGTTGTTCCATCAGCTGTCCATGGCTTACTAATGACTTTTGTTAACTGCACTTCATCCAGCGCTTGCAAAGTAAATCCAACTTCAAAGCCTTTTTGTATTTCGAAGGCTGCATGGTAATACTGATCTTGATACGTTTCTTTCATCAGTTGTTCAAAACCTTCAACTTGCTCGCCATACAGTCTTTCTACATGTTGCTGTAGTTGAAGTTGTAAACTTTGTAACCGGCTTATATGGACACGGGAAGAAGCATTCTCGAGTTCCTTCATCCATCTTTGGTCAATTGCATTTTCTTTACCATACTTGATGTAATCTTCTACAGACCACTGCAGCTCTTTCAATTCATTCGTTTTCAATAATTGTTTTGCTTGATCTAAGGAAATTTCATTATTTGTAGCAAAACGTTGATACCAACGAGCTAAGTCCTTTTCTATTTCATTCATGGTTTGGATATAAGCTTTTTCTAAATCCTTATTGTATGAGGAGCTTTTGTTATACTGCATATCCTCCAGTAATTCAAAACGTTTCTGCCAGTAACTACGTGGTTGTGCCATCTACGCCACCTTGTTTCTGTTTAAAAGTTGTTTCGTAGTTATCGTATTGATCCATTTGTTCTTTTTGTTCTTGTTTCAAACGTTTCAACTCGAGCTGTACATCGCTTACATATGGGTGTTGTGCTAACCGCGTTTCAAGTGGTAAATAAGCTGACTTTTCCAATACCTCCACAACTTCCATTTCGTTTATTAAAATATCTCGGTTAAATATCACATTTACTTCTTGATCTTCATAATCACCTTGATTTGTATTAGCTAAATGCATATTAACAAACCAGAGCAAGTCCTCAAAGGATGCCTGGAACTCTGTTTCGATTCCGTTAGCATCAAGATCAATGTCGCTATACATAGACTGGATATTCATTTGATTTGGATTATTGGCCATGCGCTCATCTTTCGCATCATAACCACGACCATTTTCGATAAGTGCTTTCTTAAACAAAGAAAGGATCGCTTTATAGTTATCTGCATTGACCTCTATTTGTAATGACTCAACGCCACCCTTCGAACCATCAGCGCTACGGACTTTAACTGCACCGTATTGTGCAAGGTTTCGTCTAAACTCCCCTAAGTTCTGTCCATCATAGTTATGGAGTATTAGAATAGTTGAACGAGCATCCTCTTGCATGTTGTTCTCGAAGTCACTCAACATGGTATTGATTCCATCCTGTAAGGACTTCACACGTTTAAGCAGCGGTATTTCTTTGCTGTTGAATTTAAAAGGGATTAACGGCACTCTTTGCCAGTTTAACTGTATTTCGTTTCCTTCTTCATCTGTCGTAGATACATAAGAATTAGAAGGCTTTTCTACATCATCTAATAACCTTCCGTTAAACCATACATAAGACTTAACACCGTTAGCCGTATACACTTCAACCTTTTCGTACAAGACTTCTTTATTCCCCTCATATCCTGACTCTGTATACATACGAACGGCTGAATCAAGTATTGTATGTTCTGCATCTTTCCAAAAAGGCAAGATTTCACTGTTTGGAAAGCGTTTGAAAGTAAACTCACCTTGATCGTTATAGTATGGATAGAGCCACGCTATACCACCATTCAATGCATCTAATCCCATATTCCTTAATGTACGATGAAACCGTTTATTGAATATTTTTTGCAATAACTTTAAGTAGGTATCATCCTCAGTTTCTAAAGTGAGAGGCTTACCCAGCTGATAGTTAACTTTTTGATCTACTAATTTAGCATACTGGTTATCCAAAATCCTGTTGTTTGGTAGATTTTCAGCTATTTCTAATTTACCGCCCCTACCTATTACTTTGCGCTGATGGGTTAAAATGTCTTGTTCACCTTGGTAATACTGCTCACCTTTAATCATCCACTCACGTTTTTGAGAGGACTTGAATTTAGTAATCTCTCTTTCTAGCAGCGTTAAATTGCTAATGATTGCTTGTGACCCAGTAGAGATTATGTCGTTCAGTTCCTCTGTATCTGTACCAGAACCTTGAAACGGGAAATATTCCATGCATTATCACCTCTCTTAATCAAAACTAAATATATCTCCTGCACCAATCTTTTCAGCAATGCCTGTAGTAGCATCTGGTGCATCATCGTGCTTGTTCTTACCTCCACGTTGGTACTCGTTCATAGCTTTATAATATTCTGGCCACTTATCCTTCCAATTGATGGGGAAATATATGTGTTTCATAACCCAAGTGGAATTGGAAAGTATTCGTGCAATCTTATTCTTTGATTGATGGAATGGGTTAACATAAGTGTAATTTGATTTGTGGTTCTCCATTAATAAACGTTCAACCGAACGAGCAAAACCTCTACCGCCATTATTAGATTCGATGTCAGAGATGTTTACTTTTTGTTCAAATAACATTTTTGCAACTGATGGTTCCGTTTCTTCCATTGCGTCTTTTGTATAGATTACATCAAGAATATAAGCCTCATTTGAAAATGTTACTCCATAAACAATGGAACAAAGGTAATCATCACCACTGTCTGCTGTATCCGTGTAATTTCGAATTTCTTTAAATTGCGGCAACTCACCATCATAGGTCATAAAAGCCTTATATAATCTACCCTTAAGGTCAAGTGGTTGTTGGTAATAGTTCGCATTTAAAATAGCCTCGTCCATAAAATCGACTAAGGCATCAAAGTTTTTTCTATTCAACAATTCTGAACATAACATATTACCTTTATCGTCCATAGCTGGCATCATAAGTACATACCATTCATCGGCACGTTTACCTTCAAGAATACGACCACAAATATCCTTTTTACTCCATCTTGTCATATTAACAATCTTAATTGAATGGTCCGACTGTTCCTGACGAGAAAGAAATGTGTCTGTAAACCATTGCCATTGTTTATCAAGTGCATTTTCATTTTGTGCCTCTGCAGCATTCTTAATAGGATCATCTACAATCAGAATGTTTCCACCCTTACCAGTTATCGAACCACCTAGACCAGCACCCTTATAGTTAAAGTGTTGTCCTTCAAGTGCCCATTGTCGGTAGGATGAATCCCCTCTTTTTACATTTACACCAGGGAAAATGTCACTGAAAATGATTTCATGTGGATATACTTTTTCTTCACTTATTCCATCACGCGTGTATCTACTAAATACCGTTGCTAGATCCTCATTGTATGAAGCAGTAATAATTCTATTGGTTTGTCTTTTACCGAGTGCCCACTCGCAAAAGTGAATTAGTGTGCGTGATTTACCGTGACGTGGCGGTATATTCATAATCATATTTACATATGGCTCGCCATCTTTATTTAAGAGAGTGCCTTCATAAAGACTTTGAAGTGTATAGCAAATATCTTTTAAGTGCTGTCGGTTTTCTTTATAGAAATCTGGAGCACGTGTTTTACAATACTCCCAAAACGATTGTCTTGATTGATGGATCCGTTCAGCTATAAGAGCTTCTAATAACTCTATTTCAAGTTCTTCAGTACTCATTTAGCTGTCATCCCTTTCAATCGTTCAATAGCTGCTTTCCTCTCTTCTGCAGTCATGTATGCGTATTTATTTTCCTCGCTACCAACAACCATGTCTTTTTTCTGTTGAGCAATTCCAACACGTTTAGATTCATTGTCATACTTTATTTGTTCTGCTTTAAGTTGTTTCAATTCATTGTCGTTTAACAGGTCTGTATACTTTGCAAGCATTTCAAGAGCTTTCATCTTGTCTGCAAGCTTCACAGTAATGCCATCACGACCTTGTTTGACCTCGGTTACTATTGTTCCATCTATTTCACTGGAGTCGTTTAGATGAACGTAGTTAAAGGCTTGCATTTTCACATTACTATTTGCATCAAGCTCAGGCTCACCTTGTTCGTTATATAGGATTTCTTCTTCTCTACCAAACTTTAAGTAATCGGTAATGTCAGCAAAAGCAATATCAATGTATTTCTGTATGATGTCTCTTACATCTAATTTGAGCTCTGTTGCATGTTCCGCTTTCATTCTGTCTATCTCTTTGGATACCTTAGTATTTCTAAGTAGTCCATGACCATTCGTCATTGCTGTTGTATAAGCACACTCATAAGCCCTCTGATAAGCTTTCGTAGCATTGAAATACTTAATGTAGTAAATACAAAAAAGCCGTTGTTTATCAGTCAGTTCATCCGACTCTACAACAGGCTCTTTAGGTTCTTTTTTTGTATGCACCCTTTTTGGTTTTGTGTGCACACCTTTTTTAGTTGTATCTTCATCCTTATTACTCCATTTACGTTGTTTCCATGACTTAACTGTATTAAGACTTACATCGTATTTAGCAGCAATATCTTTGTACTTCATACCAGCTCTATAATCTTTTTCAGCCAGTTCATATTTTTCAGCCATCTACCATAACACCACCTCCGAGATCTAATAAGTTTTTAATCACCCCATTATGCTATTTGGTTGCAAATATGAAAAAAACACCATAAAGGGTTCTTAAATAAGAATATTTTTTTAAAAAAGGACTTCTAACATTTATGTCGAATATTGGAAATGAGGAGGTGAAAAAAACATGGCTAAATTTATTGTTAATACCGGTCCGAACAAAGAAGTACACAGAACTGCATATACAATTGGTGCTTGTAAGATTTCAGAAATCAGTTCTAGTAATAGACTAGACACTGATCAAGACTATACGGTTCTTTATCCGTATACATACGATGGGTGTATGCACTGTTATGCAGAAAAACACAAAAAGTAATAAATGATTCAGTAGAGGAGTTCCCAACTCCTCTAACTAATTATTCCCAAATTAGCCTTGTATTCAACTTTATTTAATTGATGCCATTCTTTACAATCAAGTTCTGTTAAACATCCACTCTTCAACTGCATTACTAGCACCCCATTTTCCGTTCCATCTGCATAGTAATATGGATATGGTCTGTACTCCAATTGTTTTGCTAACTCATAACTATGATTTTCAATTAAAACATGTGGTGGAAACTCACTGCTTTTCCAAACTCCAAATCCATTTTTATATTCTGTAATTTGTCCTGCTTTACCATGACCACAACAACATCCAAGTGTGATTATTCCGTAATTGTTCAACATTTGAATTTCATCTGCAATACAAGCATCTACAGTCACTCTTTTCTTATTTTGTTTCCGATTAATTATTTCTACCAACCTATAGTTCCCATATAAACACAAGTTGTTCACCTCTATATTAAGTATGCTCTTTAGCTATAAAGAAATTACGAACTATCATGCTATTTTGTTTAAGACAATAAAAAAACACCCCAAAGGATGCTTAAAGTTTTAGCCAATCTCTTATTTCTTTTAAATCTTTGTACGTTTTGTTCAATCCACTATTATCTCGCAGATACGTTTCTCCCTTCTCAATTAAAGAAGTGTACCAATTTTATATAAATGCGCTCTATTATCTGCCCATAACACACCGTTTAGATAATTTTCGCGGGATAAAAATCTAACTGCGTCATCGAACTCATCTTCCGTTAAAGGTGTATTTCCCTTGTTGATTTCCCTTCAAAATTGCATATCTTAGTTTTTTTTGTTTTCATTTTTTCACCTTCCAATGACAACATTCGCCAAAGAAGGAGAAAATCCTGCAACATATTACCAATATTTCCACACTGCCGTCGAGGATGGCAACCATGCTAATATTTTCCTGCGCAAGAGAACTTTCCGCGCCGTACTACCTCCCATTGTAAATGTTTTTTTTTGATTTGAGAAAAGTGGCAAGTATGGCAACTCATTAGGTTTGTAAAAATAAAAAAAAGTGCCCTATAATAGGCACCTTTTTCCTACTTTTTCACGTATCGTTTAACTTCATCATAGAAATTTTCTCTAGTTCCTGCATATACAATGGCAATATGATTATCTTCTTCGTAGTATGCATAACAAATTCGTAAATCCGTACCTTTAAATTTGAAGTCTAGAGATCTAAACTCTTTTAAGTCGCCCATTAATTTTGCTCCAATTAAAGGATCATCGACAATATTTTGTTGGCGCCTAGTTAGTTCTACAAATAAATGCTTATTTTTCTTCTCCAATTGTTTCAGAATTTTCTCCATCTTCTTTGTCAAAGAATATGTCGAGGCCATTAAAATCGACTCCTTCAAAATCTGGCTCCGACACCGTATCACTTGTCAAATCATCTAGAAACCCATCAATCCTGCGTTCAAGAACTTTATTATACTCTTTGACACGGCGAGAAAATTCGTCTGCCAACTCATCACCAGCGTAACCCTCGTTCATTATGTTACGTAGAATAATCTCGACATCTATTTCTTGAATCGATTTTTTCTTATCTGGTTTAATAAATATTCCTTCGTCTAATAAAAATGCGTGGACCGTTTCTTCAATTCCTAAATAATCAAAATAAGCCTTCGGTATCGTGAGTTGCCTTTTAGATGTAATTTTTATTTCCCTAGACTCACGAATATTTTCAAGGTTGCCGAACCCATTTATATTATTAAAGTTCTTCATTATATTATCATCCTTTAAAATGTCTCAATAAGCTTCTCTTTTTTTGTTCACATTCGCCATTTAACTGTTCACTTTGTTTTTTAGGTTTGTTTGAG